ACAAACGTAGCGATGCTTATGAAGTTTATGCGCTACCTGCAAGCTCACAGTCACACCCAAGACGGAAGCCTGGTCATCCCGATGTTTATGAAAGATGAACCGCAGATCAATGATTGTGGCTACCCGTTAAAGGGAAATAATGACGTTTACTTCTGAGGAGGGAGAAACCATGACAATCGAACCTATTTTAACAGAAATCTGGCGGGCATTCTGGTTAATTTCGTGGGTTACGGTTAGCGTCGCGGTCGGCCTTGCCCTTTTAGCGGGGATGATGGCCACAATCATGTGCGGCGGGAAGTATGTTTATCGCTATTTCAACTGGGCCTACAAGGAAGCCATCAAACCGCACTTTACCGCAGAGATCAAGGAGATCGGAAAGAAGGTGAAGCCATGACCGAGAGCGATAGGAAATACCTGACTGAAGTGGTGCTGAAAAAGTGCTGGCACCCCAATCGAGACGACATGATGGATCTCTACGAGGCAGTCGTGCGGGATGAGAAGTGGGGAAAGTTCCTTGTCTATGCGTGGCGTATATGGGAACTTACCGCAAAAGACACGGAACTTTATCATGATTTCATCTCCTGGCTCTACAACCACGTCGCCGATCCCGCAGAGTGGGAGAAGAGATGCCAGATGGTGGCGGATTTCTATGGGTGGAAGGAGGCCGGGGATGAAGCGGTATAAACTTACTTGGGATAGTCTTGATGAACACCAAGATGGAAATTACGTCCTTTTCTCCGAAGCCGATGCCAGGATAAAGGAGCTTGAAGCCCGAATCAAAGCACTGGACCATGACGAGGAGCGATTTGTTGGCGCAGCGAATAAAGCCGGTATCCCTTTATGGGCTGATGGATTCAGGAGAGGACGCAATTCAGTGCTAAAAGACAATAAATCGGGCTGTTGCTGCTTGTTTAACGAGCAGGATGAAATCGTCAGCCTTTGCATCGCCCATAAAGAACGAGAAGAATCTTGGAAGCGGGAGTACCGCCTCATCAATGCGGCCAAACTTAAGGCCGAGGAACGGGTGAAAGAATTGGAGGGGCATCTCCCCTTTGAAGCCCGTTGCCCCGAATGTGGCTGGTTTGGGATGAGCGATGACTGTAGATACATGAAGTGTCCGAACTGTGAAGGCAGGGTTGGACGAAAGGCTTAAACATTCCCGCAATCAAGTTGTGAGCCTCCAGGGGGATATTGTAGGACAGGATGGAATCAACCGCTGGCTGCGGGAGACCAAATGAGAGGAGATGGAAGCATGAAATTCTACCCACCCGTTCTCAACGAAGAGGAGCGCCGCGACCTTCTCATTCGAGCAAAGCGGGGAGATGAGAGGGCCACCAGTATTCTATGGGAGAGGTACTCTCTAAGAACGTGGACGCAAGAGGAGCTGGACGCCCTAAACCTGCTTATAGATAATGATGTCAGGAACGAGGTTACAGAGCCATACCTCAAGGCTTTAGAGAAGGCGAGGAAGCTGCGCCTAAAAAAACGGAGCGGAGAGCTGGGTAGAACGGAATGGTTACTGCTTGTAGCAATATTGTACATAGGCCTCGGGATCATTTGGTACGTATTCATTAAACACTAAACAACGAAAGGAGGAGCACAGTGACAAAGCTACAGTTCCGATTAACGAGAGCGGCAAGGGGAGTAGGCGGGGATCGCTATGAATGTAACGAAGTCGATGGGGAGGACACGATGACAATCTACATCCCACAAAGTATCAGTAGAGCAGGCAGCAAGATCATGGATCGTGTTGAGGTAACGATCAAGGAGGCGAAGGAATGAGCAGTATCCTACTATTCGGCCCGCCAGGGAGCGGGAAGACCACACTGGCAGCGAGTATGAGCAAACTAGGCTTCATACCACGGTACATCGACCTCGATCGTAAGGTAAGGACGATGGTCAACCTCAGAGGAATGCTCGAGGAAGGGAAGATTCAGGTGATCGACTTCCAGAGTAAGCTAACGGAGAGCTCATTCGCTAAGAGGGTGAGGCTCGGCCCGGACACAGGCCCAATTCAACAACCGCAGGGGTATCTGGAGCTGGCGGATATTATTACGGAGCTCGAGGAGAATCCTCCTGATGATCATCTCCAAGTAGTCCCTGTACTCGATTCACTGAGTAGAGTGCTCGAACACATGAAGAGGTGGATCTTCCACATTCAGAAGCGTAATGTGATCTCTCAGCCTGACTGGGGAACGATCCTGAGTAATCTCGAGGAGCTCTTCGACGCCTTCATCGGCCTTCAGGTACCGAGTGGAGAAGAGCCTGCACGGTATCCCCACGTCATCGTCATTGCACACGATAAAATGGAGAAGGATGAGTTTACGGGTCACACCCTTATAAAGCCGCTCATTGATGGGGCGATGAGGGATAAGGCCGGCTCAGTGTTCGATGAAATGTACTACTGTACTGTCGAGGTGGATAAGCAGGGAGAGGCGGAGTACTGTGTTACAACGCGGCCTGTCGGCAAGATCAATCAAGCGCGTACCTCAAGAGACATTGAGACCTTCCTACCGGCGGACTTCAGTGAGATCTTTAAAGGAGAGGGGTTCGTGGGTGAAGCGAAGGAGAAAGGAGCGAAGAAGTGGCAAAAGGCAAAGAAGTAGCCCCACCTAAGAAGCTACGGCTAAGTGCAAGCAGAGTAAGCATCTATCTGCACTGTCCAAAGCAGTACTGGTGGACGTATCACGAGCAATTAAAAGTAAAGAGTGTATCCCTCCCTCTTGCAGTCGGCGGGATCACGCATCGCCTCCTTCATCAGATGCATGTGGGAAAGTTGCCCATTGAGCGGATGAAGGACTATGATGAGGTGGTCATGAAGCACTATCCTCACCTCACATCTCAAGAGGCGAAGGAGGTGGCAGTGCAAGCAATGACGCTCTTCGCAGGGTATGCCCAAAAGTATGAGCAGGACCCGCTTGAGGTAGTGAGCTCAGAAATGCATCTTGAGAGTGATCGCGGCCTTTACATTCTCTACGCAAGAGTAGATGGGCTAGTACGGACGCAAGATCAAAGGTTGTGGAGATTTGAGACGAAGACGACCTCAAGGATCGACTCGGCCTATCTCAGTGGACTAAAGGGAGGGATTCAGGGAGGTATTGCACACGCCCTCCTAAAGGAGGCGGTCCCTGAGAGAGTGTACGGCACCATTTATAATCTGATCGTAAAGACGAAAGTTCCTCAGTTCGAGAGAAGCCCTGTGCTTGCAGAGAAGTCTCTTGAGGCGATGACAGAGGGGATGCTTAGGGGAGTATACGAGGGCATTGTGAATGCGCGCTTCTACCCCAGTATGCAGTGTTTCTTTTACAACAGGCAATGCGACTTTCTGCCGCTGTGCAAGAACGACTCGCCCCAAATGAGGGAGTCATTCTATGAACATCGGGAAGAGGTGATCCCTCAGAATGAGGAAGAAGAGGAGGACTAACGAGATGAATAGCGACGAATTAAGGAGGATACGTAGCATCGAGATCCGCCTTAGCCGACTCGAGGAGGGCCTTATTGAGAGCAGGCCAGAGATACGTTTTGATGGGTCCTGCTCAGCAACAAGGCATAGAGAGACATGGACAGACTTCGAGAAGATGTTAGTTTCTGAGGCTCTCTTCTCGCTTTCACAGAAGTACGCAAGGCAGACGGGGCGTACTCCCTTAGCGATCCGCTGGGAGGCATACAAACAACTGAAGTACGCTCTATTCGAACAGAAAGATCGATCCCAGCAGTAAGCTGGGCAACACTCCTGGAAAGGAGTAACTTTAATTTAGGAGGAGCATATGCAGGTAAAAGTACCAGAATCGATGGGGGGAGATCTTCGGATACTCCCAACGACCAATCCGCTCTATGAAGCTGAGGTTGCGGACATCTTCCTCGGAAAAAGCGGAACGGGAAACCTGAAGGCTACGGTAAAGTACATCATAACGTCAGAATACGAAGGGCCCGAAGCGAAAGCGAAGAACTTCGAGTCCACGATCGGTGCGACGGTACTTGAGACCTTCTCTCTGCAGGAGCAGGCTATCTGGAGGCTGAATACCTTCTTTAAGCAGTGCACTGGGGAGCGCATCCCTGCAGGAGACTTCAGTGAAGAGGATCTCGGGAACATGTTGAAGGACGGATGTATCGGTACCCCCTTCTCCCTCATCCTGAAAACCGAGGTAGATAAGAACGGTAATGACCGTACCGCCGTCGACAGAAGGGACAAGATCGAGAAGAAGAGGAGGGGGAAGAAGTAGTTCACTCCTTTCCTACTTCTCCCCTGGGGTGAGCATCTCTGAGACGGGATGCTCACCCACTACTTAGAGAAAGGAGAGAGGAATGCCACGACAGGGAATAATGCTGTGCTCCCCCTTCGATATAACGAGATTCGGGAAGTGGGGGAATCGGGCACTGCTACAGCCAAAGTATAACGGAGAGAGATGTCGTGCTGTCTTCAATGCCGAGGGGAAAGTCGACCTTTTGAGTAGTGAAATGCACGTCATTACAGGTGTTCCACATCTCGTAAAGAGGCTGCAGAGCACACATCTGCGTAACCTCGAGCTTGATGGAGAGCTGTATACACATATGATGGACTTCTCTTTGATCAGGTCGATCGCCAGTCGTAAAAACTCCCTTCACCCAAACTATGAGGCATTAGGATACACCGTCTTTGACATCGTCAATCCCCATCCACAGGAGGAGAGGCTAAAAGGGCTGAATGCTCTACGTTCTCTTCTTCCCCTGGAGGTCGGGGTAGCGCCAACGCTCCTTGTAGACTCTCTTGAGGAGCTACGGAAACACATCGACGATCTGTGCAACGAGGGGTATGAGGGGGTTGTTCTAAGGAGGGAGGGCTCTCTCTATGAGCGTAAACGATCAACGAATGTAATGAAGTTCAAGCCGCATCTTCAAGACCTCTATAAGGTGGTGGGGTGGAAGCAAGAGATCGATATAAGGGGTACGTCTAAGCAGGCTCTCGGCGCTTTCATCTGTCAAGGAGAGGACGGGACACCCTTTGGGGTAGGCTCAGGGCCCCTCTTAACGCGGGATAATAGACAGATTCTCTGGCAGAGCAGAGAACACCTTAATGGAATGCACCTTCTGGTGAAGTACCAAAGTATAACAACTGCTAACCACGTGCCTCTCTTCCCTGTAGCCTTAGAGCTATGGACGGAGGAAGAGAAGAGGGCGAATGACGAGAAGGAAGGGGGAGAGGAAAGTGGAGAATGAGATAGTGATTGTTGTCTACAAGGGAGTGATGTACGTGGGGCAGTGTACTTGGAACTCAGGGAATGCGTTCATCCTGCGCTCCCCGCGTGTTATCATAATACAGCAGGGAAAGGCTTCTGTTATGGTTCGGTTCGAGGTACTCTTTGGAGAGCCTGAGACAGTTACAATAACGAGCGAGATGTATTGGGCACCAACGAACGAGGAACTGCTTAAGGAGTATGCGGCGCACTGCTCCGGCTTAATTCTTGCGAAAGGAGGAACCGCGTAATGATCGTCGGGAGAACGTTCCACATCGATGCTGCCCACCGCCTTCCCAACTACAGTGGGAAGTGTGCGAATGTACATGGGCACACCTGGAAGATTACGGTTGAGGTAGAGGGGGAGATCTGCCCAGAGACGGGGATGGTCGTAGACCTTCACGACCTTAAGGAGGCCGTCGAAGAGGAGCTACGGAAGCTTGACCATAACGATCTCAATCGCTACATGGAGATCCCTACGTGTGAAAACATGGCGGAGAGACTGCTTCTTCGCCTCTCTGAGGAATGGGCAAAGGATGGGCATGTCTACTCAGTTCAAGTCCAAGAGGGGGAGGGTGGCTATGCAAGAGCAACAAGTAATTGAGAAAGCCGTCGCCCAGATACTTAGTGCTTACAAGCTCGAAGGAGCGAACTTCTCAGGAACGCCAAAGAGGGTAAGTACGTGGCTTAATCAGTTCATGAAGATCTCTGAGCCTACACTGACAGTCTTCCCTCTAAGGGGCAAGCCAGGGATGATCGTCGTTAAGAATTACGTGACGTGGTCACTCTGTCCCCATCACCTACTTCCAGTAAGGTATGTCTTTCGCATTGGCTACATTCCGAGCAGGCTAGTCTTAGGACTAAGCAAGCTCCCTCGAATTGCTGACTATCTCTGCTCCCGCTTATTGCTACAAGAGGAGATTCCCTACGAGGTAGTAAAGCGAATCGATGAAGCAGTCGATCCGAAGGGGAGCGGATGCACTCTACAGGGGGAGCACCTCTGCATGCAAATGCGGGGCATTCGATCGTCCTGTGTACAGGCAGCCTCATCGTCAATGAGCGGCGTCTTCTTGATAAGTGAGGCAACGAGGGAGGAGTTTCTTCAACTATAACGAAAGGAGAGACACGTGTACAAAATACACGAGATCTTTTACTCCCTTCAGGGAGAGGGAGAGAACGTAGGCAAAGCAACGGTCTTTGTTCGCTTTTGGGGGTGTAATCTTAGCTGTTCGTTCTGTGATACTCCGCAGAGCAAGGGAGAGAAGAGGTCACTGTCTGCAGAGGACATATGGAAGGAGGTGAGGGCTTCTCATCCCAAAGGGCTTCTTTCTACTGTATGCTTTACAGGAGGAGAGCCACTATTACAGCTCGATGCAGAGCTCATTCAGGTGGGGAAGGCGTACGGATACCGAAGCTTTACCCTCGAGACGAACGGGACACTGTCGCTAAGTGATCCACTGCGAACGGAGGCACGATTCTTTTGGATTACAGTTAGCCCAAAGAATGGACACGTTGACCCGCGCCTCGTCCGAATCGAGGCTGACGAGATACGCTTCCCATTTACAGAGGAAAGGCAAGAGGAGATACTGTACTTCGTGCTCAGTCACAGGCCGAACGCTTCTCTCTATGTCAGCCCTATCAATGAAATGCGGAGGGTCGATCTAAAGAATGTCCAGGCGGCAGTCCGCTTCTGCTTGGACTATCCGCAGTTTCGACTGAGCACACAGATGCATAAACTATGGAGGATAAAATGAAGCATTTACACGAGAAGAATGAGCAGTACGCGGAACCGAGCGTTGAGATTCTCGATACCTTCACCGACCCAGGAGTGTGTATTGTCGAGCTCGAGCAGAAGGAGTTCACCTCGCTCTGTCCCTTGACGCATCAGCCTGATTATGGCGTGATTACGATTGAGTACGTACCCAGGAGATTGTGCATCGAATCGAAGAGCCTTAAGCTCTACCTCAGCGCCTATAGGCAAGTCGGGGCATTCGCAGAGACCATCGCAGCGAGAATCTGCGGTGATCTCGACGAAGTGCTACAGCCACAATGGATACGAGTGACGGGTCGATTTGCCTCGCGAGGGGGTATCTCGATACTGGCGAGAGCAGAGAGGGGGGCACTATGACAAGCTTATCCTTTGAGGTTCCTGTACAGCACCTCGATGACTTCGACGATCTTCAGGACCACCTCTTCGTACTCTCTTTCTTAGTACACAGAGAGGCGTATACGAAGTACCTGAGGGAGAAACGGCGAAACAGGGTCATGATTCTCGATAACTCTTTCAATGAACTGAATGAGGCACAAAAGCCGGAGGAGATGCGGCAAGCCTATGATCTCATCGGACCGGACTATACTATCTCGCCTGATGATGATATGTGGACGGAGAGTGAGATGCTTCGAGCTTATGACAGCATGCTCGCTTTGCGCTTTCTCCCCAGTGAGCTAATCCTCCCGGTGAGATCACACGAAGAGTATCTCTCAGCGAGACGTTACGGAATAAAGAACTTAGCAGTGCCCTATGAGTACCGACCGCTCTTCGGTTCGAAGATGGTGTGGGAGAGAGTACACTTCCTCGGCCTTAGAGATCCGATCGAGCTTACGGCAATCGAGCCAATCTCGTGTGACACGTCCATGCCGATTAAGCTCGCTCTCAGGGGGCAGACACTCAGAGACTGGATCCTGGAGTGCTGCCCGCATATCCAGACAACGCCGGGCTTCTTCGATCAGCGGATGTCGAATGAGCAGATTGAGTTTGCTCGGCAGAATATCCTAAGCCTGAAGGAGCTACTCAAATGAAAGACAATATAAACTACCCTGCGCACTACCTGCGAGGGAAGATCGAGGTGCATGATTTCATCGCTGATCAGGGGTGCGACTGGGATGCAGGGAACGTGCTAAAGTATGTGTGTCGCTATCGAGATAAGGGAGGGCTTGAGGACCTGCTCAAAGCTCAATGGTACCTTAATTCACTTATACGGAGGTATAAAAATGAATGTGACCGTGCTCTACTCGCGGACGGGCCGATCTGCCCAGCTCCTCAAGAGGATCGTGAGGTGCGAGACACTGACAGTAGTGGAGGGGGCGCTTCTACACAGCTTCCCCTTCCCTTCTGACACGATACTTGTCAGCTTGGGATATATGTATCGTATCCCAAGGGGTATCTATGAGCGGTACCCTACAATAAACGTACACCCTGGGGGTCTGCCTGAGCTTGCAGGAAGGCATCCGCAAATACGAGCTTTGGCAGATCTAAAGAGAGAATCGACCTCCGTTGTATTACATCAAATTACATCTGACCGATATGATGAGGGGCCTATACTTCTACAGGTGGAAGTGAAGATTACGGAGGCAGATCGAGATGACCCTCTCTACTTTATGGAGCGTACTCGACAAATCGGAGTGCATCTCGTAGCTGCCTATCTTATCGGAAAGGGGGCTGAGTTAGTTGAACTGTGATCAATGTACACTCGACGGAAGGACGTGTCAGAACTACATTCCTCGGCAGAGTCAGTGGCCTGTCCTCTTCATTGGGCAGGCCCCGGGGAAGACCGAGATCATTACAGGAATGCCCTTCACGGGCTCGGCGGGTAAAATGCTATACTCGCTCTGTCAAAGCGCAGGTCTCTATAAGCGGGACATTCCCCAAGCGAACCTCGTTCTTTGCAAGCCTCCCGATGATGGGAAAGGGAATGACCGAGCCCCCACCTCACTCGAGATGCAGTGCTGTGAGGAGTCTCTGAAGGAGACGATTGGACAGGTCCGCCCCGAACTGATCGTCGCCTTTGGAACAGTGGCAGCGAAGGAACTGACAGGCCTCGGTCCAGTCTCAAGCCTGCATGGTGGCTTTTACCCCCTCCTCCCCCGGTGGGAATGGGAGTGTCAAGTGTTGTGCTGCTACCATCCAAGCTTTGTAATGAGGCAGAGACAGCAGATCCCGGTCGCAATTAAAGACCTCGCCCTCGTCAATACGTTTTTTACACAGGGCATTAAAAAGAGAGGGGAGATAAACTATATCCTCGATCCAAGCGTGGAGGAGCTCCGCGAGTACCTCGAGCGAGGGCGAGGTAAGGTGACGGCCTTTGATACGGAGACGACAGGCTTAAATAAGAGGAAGGATAGAGTGATAGGCTGCTCTTTCTGTAACTCCGTAGAGGATGCTTGTGCTATATACTTCGTCGAGAATGACTCAAGGCTCGGAGCGATCAGGGAGTTTCTCGAGGATGAGCAATTCAAGAAGTGCACCCAAAACGGCTCCTATGATATGGAGATTGTATTCAACTCTCTTGGAATTGAGGTAAGGGGGTGGGTGTTTGATACAAAGATTGCTGAGCAGCTACTTAACAGTGATTTACCTAAAGATCTCGATCATCTTCGTGCTATGTACACGGATATGGAACCGTATAAACCGAGTAAGAAGGAGGTTGCTCAAATGCAGTATTGGGGCAAGGAAAAGATGCTCCTATATGCTGCAAAGGATGCTCTTTGTACAGAGCTCGTACGCCGAGCTCAGGAGCCTCTTCTTGGGGAACAGCAGAAAGACCTTATGAAGGAGCTGCTCATTCCGGCCTCCCTCGCTCTTAACAAAATGGAGCGGCGGGGAATGGATGTAGATGTAAATACACTTGCAGTGATGTATGCGAACGTTATTCCCGAAATCGAACAGCTCGAGCAGGAGATAAGGGAGGAGCTTGGCATCTCGATCTCCTCACCGAAGCAGATTACGAGTTACTTTAACATTGATTCCTCAGATCGAGAAGCACTTGAAGCTCTTGTTACAAGAGGACACGAAAAGAGCGAAGCGATACAGAAGATACTTCGTCATCGTGACTTGAGTAAAGGCGCTTCGACCTTCTTAAGGGGCGTGTACGAAAGACTCGAGGATGGGAAGATTCATACCGAGTACAACATCTCAGGAACAGGGACAGGAAGACTGAGCTCAAAGAATCCGAACCTTCAGAACGTGCAGAAGAAGTATCGTGCTATTTACGTTCCACCCTCAGGGCATGTAACTCTAAGTGGGGATTACAAACAGCTTGAGCTCCGTGTTGCAAGTATCTTAGCGCCGTGTGAGATGCTCGCGCAGGCTTTAAGAGACGGCGTAGACGTACATAATCAAGTGCTCGAGCAGATTAGGGAGTACATCCCTGAGAGACTCCTCTGGAATGCTCGAAACGTCGCAAAGCAGGTCGTCTTCGGTACTCTTTACGGAAGATCGGCAAGGTCGATTGCGATTCAGTTTGGCGTTACGATAGCGTCTGCAGAGAGCTGGCAGGACATGTGCTTTAATCGATTCCCAGGACTAAGGAAGTACTGCCAAGATCGAATGACGGATTACAGGCAAAGGGGCTTCGTTACGACGCCCTTCGGTCGGAAGCGTTACATTCAGACGTATATGCAGGCAGTGAATGCACCGATACAGAGTAGTGCGAATGATATAAAGCTTGGAGCGCTCATTAAGCTCGATGAGGAGGGCTTCGATCTTCGCCTCGATGTACATGACGCTATTGTCTGCGTTGTACCAAAGAGGGCACTGCGGGGGAAGGCGAGGAGGATGAAGGAGCTACTCGAATACGAAGTGCCCGAAATGGGCGGGGCCTCATTCAAAGCGGAGATGGAGTGGGGGGAGAACTGGTATGAAATGAAAGGAGTAGAGATATGAGTGAACAGAAAGCGCTTGTACTTTTCAGCGGGGGGCAAGATTCAACAACGTGTCTCTTTTGGGCGAGGAGGCGATTCACAAAAGTTGAAACAGTAGGCTTTCTCTACAATCAGAGACATGTAGAACGGGAGATTGAGGCACAGCTTGCGATTACGCGTATGCTAGACATGCCTTCTCCTCACTACATCCCTCTCACTACCGAAAGCTCGGCTCTCACGGGGGAGGGGGATCTGAGTGAGATGAAGCGCGGTCTCCCTGCTTCCTTCGTCCCAGGACGCAACATACTAATGTTGACACATGCAGCGAGTTTAGCGTACTTCTTTAATATTCATGTGCTCGTAGGAGGGATGTGCCAAACGGACTACTCAGGCTATCCGGACTGTAGAAGAGAGTTCATTGATTATATGGAGCATGCCTTAAGCGCAGGCCTTGCGTACGAGATACAGATCATAACTCCATTGATGTATCTCACGAAGAAGGAGTCAGTTCAAATGGCTATGCAGATGCCTGGCTGCCTTGAAGCTTTAGCATTCAGTCATACATGTTATGAAGGACGGAGGCCTCCCTGTGGGGAGTGCCCTGCCTGTAAGCTTAGAGCAAAGGGATTCGCGGAGGCAGGAGTAACTGATCCGATCTTACAGATGAATTGAGGGAGGCGAAGCGGATGCCGATACATGTTCAATCCACACACGACGCCATTGAGTCTCTCATTCCTCGTGAGGGATGGCTCCATGATTATTGTAACTTTGCAGAGAGTCTTGAGGCATGCCCTCGCTTTAAGTTCTTTTCTGCGTGCTGTATACTTGGGGCAGTCATTAACAATAAGGTATGGATACAAAGAGGGGATGCTGGCCTTCTCCCTAAGCTGTTCCCTAACATTTGGGTTATCCTCCTGGCACCACCAGGACGAGGGCATAAGACAAGTACGATCAATATGGGAGTGACCTGCTTAACACAGGCCGCTCAGGAGGTGAGGATACTGGCGGATAAGCTAACACCGGAGTCCCTCGTTAAGGCATTGAGTGCTCCGGCAGGGGAGGCCGGGAAGATCCGCATTGGTCCGAGCGATGCTACTGGTCTAATTAAGGCGCCCGAACTAAGTGTCTTCTTTGGGAAGCAGCAATATAACACAGGACTCGTGAGCTTGATCACGGATCTATATGACTACAGGGAGGAGTGGGTCAGTGAGACGATTATGCGCGGCAGGAGCGTCCTTAAGAATAATTGCATCTCGATCCTTGGGGGGTCGACGCCTACGTGGTTACAGAAGATGTTACCTGAAGATGCATTCACCGGCGGTTTTATGTCCCGCTTCGTTCTATGTGAAATGCCAGCAACGTACTTTAAGCGAGTTGCATTCCCTCAAAGAGTCTCAGGAGACGAGTGGGACACAATCGTCGGGAAGCTGCGGCGCTTTCTCGCAATGCACGGGGAGATGAAGTGGGCCCCACAGGCATATGAGGCCTACAAAGTGTACTACGAAGGGCTTCTCCCCAGCGGAGATATTCAACGGGACGCCTATCAGGAGAGAGAGGCAGAGCAGATCCTTAGAGTGAGTATGCTCCTTGCATTGAGCGAGGATAAAATGATGTTAGAGCTGAGACACTTCCAAAGAGCAAAAGTACTCATTGACACATTGATGACTGAGACTCAGCCCCGCATTGACCACCTGTCGACGCATCCAAGAATGCAGCTCGTACAGGAGCTACAGGATCTGCTTAAGCAGTTCGGGGAGATGAAAGAGAGTGATATGATGAAACGAGTATACAGGGGGCTGAGTCTTGGAGAGCTACAGTTTCGAGAAGCGATTCGCATTCTTAAGATCAGCGATGTGATCGAGCAAGACGGCTTTAAGGACCCCGTATATCGTATGAAGAAGGGAGGGAAGACGAAGTGATCGATTGGCATAGCATTCTATCAAAAACAGAGTTCAAAGATCCGAGGGAGCTGCTCATTGATCGCTACTGCGAGAAGAGGCTTAGTATGCGGGAGATAGCTCTCGAGTTTAACGTCACACTTCCTACAATTCGTAACTATCTGAATCGCTTAGGTATTAAAACGAGAGAGCGGGGAGGGGATAACTCAACTAAGGCAGTCGATATCTCTCTTGAAGACTATGAATCGATGACGTACGAGGAGCTCTCAAAAAAGTACGGTGTCAGTCCGTGGATGATTTGGAAGAGAACAAGAGGCTTCCCTCTGAAGAGGAGACGGAGCTAACGGCCACGCTCCTCCCGCTCCTGCGCACGAGACTCCTTTAGTTGTGCATACTTGTAGAGGATATCCTCTCGCTCACTGTCATTGCGTGCTCGACGTAGTTCATGATTCATTTGAATACCCATCTCGCTAAGATGTATCTGCTCGATGGCTTGCGCTTTACGTTGAGCAGCCTCTAGATTAACGGGGGACATTTTCATACCGAGCATAGAGGCAAGAGCCTGCGGACCGGAGAGTGATTCGGGTACGTCAGTGAAAGTGTCCCAGAGCATATTCCAGTCGGTCCCGCCAGGCATTACGGCTGGCATAAGCTGTTCCCAAACGTAGGCAGCAGATTTGGCAAACTTAGTGCCTGGGGCTTCCCAATCGTAATACATGGGGGCTCCAGAGTACTTTGTCTTAGTGAGCAAGGAGCCTGCAATCGTAAGAGCGGGGTTCGAGAGGAAGAAGGCCATTGGGCCATTCAGCAGTTGATTCACGTCCCCAAAGCCGGGCAGCATATAAGTCATATTCATCATATTCAGGCGGCCCTGATCGTCTCGCCAAGGCATAACGAAGAACATTCCCTTTTTTATGTACTCGGGAAGAGAGCCTTCTACACTTTGCCACTCGCTGTCTGTAATACCGCTTTCTCGAATTCCATAATTTTGTAGGGCCTGATAGAGCGAAATCATTGTAGTAAACTGTACGGGATTCTTTACAGCAGCTTCTGCCATTAGAGGAATGATCTTACTTTGCCATGTATAGAAGGGCGCGAGGTTGGAGCGTACACGGGCTGTAAAGCGAGTTACCTCTCCATAGTTAAAGGTCCACTTTACGGCGTCCCACGCGGCCTCGCTCTTAGATATGCCCTGATCAAGATTGTGGAGGTATTTGGCAAACTTAAACATGCTCTCCTGAGCGTTGTACAATTTTACGGAAGGCTGCATTACCCTGTCAAAAACGCTCATTGCTCCATCGATCATATTGGCGTTATAGCGAAGTCCCTCGTGCAGGGTGTTAATCTCATTGACACTGAAGTTCCCTCCCGCTCCGGTCGTTCGAGAAAACTGCTTCCACTCAGGAGAGCCCTTCTGCATTCCCCTTAGTGCCTGAGTGTATGTATCCAAATGCCAGAAGGGTAGACCTCCAATATGATTAAGCATTGTATTCGAGAAGAGGTTGCGCATCTGAGCGGCCGGACGAGGCATGATTTTAGTCATCTTCCATGGTGAGAGGAAGTACTTATTGAACATACTATGTGCAATCTTCGGTATTGCCTGTAGAGCACGAAGCTCCAGTTCCACGTCCCGCTGTACAAAGAGCGGTTCCCCCTTACGCACAAACGGAGCCCATTTAGAAGCGAGATAGTCCCCACTTCCGGGCTTTGGATCGTAGGCACGCACAACGCCACTATACCCTTTGAGCTTTGAAGCAAGATAAGCAGTTGCAGTATCCTTCGATGCTTGAGCAACTTCCTCAGGAATACTTGCCGGGAGGTTATGCACCATTCTTGCTAGAGCCTTGAACTCGGGAGCAACGAGAGGATCCTCGATAGCGGAAACGAGAGTCCTCTGGATTTGGCGGACACTTGCTTTCCCGCTAAGACCCTGCTCAAGAGACTGAAGGAAAGCGCGAGGGGCAGGACCGAGGAACATCTCCTCAGGGGCCTCGACACTCTTTGTGAGGAGCTTCGAGACTTTATTACGAAATTCGAGCTCGTAGGGACCTCGAAGCTGCATGTCCTGAATACGCCCCTCAAACTTATCGAGTACCCCGACAGCTTCCGGAGAGAGCTGCGCTTGCGATGTCCCTCGTAAGCCTCGAACGACGTCATAGCGAGCTGTCGGAGTAAGAGAGCGAAGATCCTGCCCGAGCTCCTCACCTGTCTTCGTAGTTAAGGCCTTCATTGCCTGCGTTGTGCGGAAGGTACTCTGTAGATTCTTAGACATTCGTTCTACAGCAGGCTGCATAACATCTGCAATGCTCTTCTTAACGACCTCTGTAGCTCCGCGGCCCTCGAGGGAGCGCTCGAGAGTGGGAAGAATGCGAGCCTTAAAGGGAGGGACAACAATGTTCTCCCAGACATAATTCGTAACAGGCCTTAGAGCTTCATCTGCGTACTTAATCGGAGCATATGCTACATCGAGGGCCCCCTTCATGCCCTTAAAGGCGTACTTGATCGGGCCACCAAGCCACTTAGACTTTCCCGGAGTGAAGAGGCCCACAAGACCGGCATTGAGGGCGATCTCCTCATTTGAGGACGAAGGTGAGGTAAGGGATTGCATTAGTTCGAGGCCCGCAGCTCCAGCGAAGGCGGCCGGCTTGAGAGTGAGCTGAAGGACATCCTTAGCGGTCTCTTTAGCAGTCTCGAGTCTGTCTGGGCTAAACAATAGCTCCCGAATGACGGAGACGGGCTCTGTAAGAGTCCTTCCTCCAATGAGGTGAAGAACATCCTCCCCAAAGGAGGTCTTCTGCGGCGCCCATATTCCAGGCTCTCTCTCCTCCGGTCTGCTATACGTTACAAGGGAGCCAAAGTTAGTCGAAGGCTTTACGGCAACGGGCTTTGTAGACAGGACGGGAGAGGGCAGCTCCGTTGAGGCAGGCTCCTCTGGAAGAAGTTCGGGGTGACTATCGAACATTTCTTCAATCGATGGGATTGCCATCAGAGACCTCCTACCTCTTTCTCAAGCTCGCCCCATATCTCATTGAGTAGCTTCGCCTCCCGAGGCCACTGCTTAGCAAACTTTGAGGGATCCTCACGCCAACGAAGGCCGCTGCGGATAAAGTACTCCCGTGTATCAATGAGTCGCGCCTTCCCAGAGCTGCCCTTCTTTAGCATCTCCCACATGTGTCCACTTACGGAGCGTTTCCCTCCCATGAACTTCCACATTCGCTCAAGCAACTCAGCCGTCGAGAGTACCTCCTTAATATCTGCGGGAGCGCCAATCGTTTTCGATGCTTCAGAGCGAGCCTTCTGCTCGAAGGGAGTCTCAACTCCACGATACTTAAGGGTCTCATAGTTTATTCGAGGGGAAGTGATGTCCTTAAGAGCCCCAGGCCCTATCTCCTCGGGAGTAAGAGGGGCGACGGAGAGCCTCTTTACAGGCTTCGGAACACCTCCTGGAGCATAGAGATCAGGGCGCTCTTTATAAAGAGCGCGTGCTTCATCGAGAGGGAAGTCTCTAAAGGCTCCCCCGGGAGTATCTCTTGCCTCCTCACTAAGTAGACGAAGCCGTCCCATCAGTCTTTCGCTCTCTGGGGACTGAGCCATAATTTGGTCAATAGCTGAGGGCATCCTCGCTCTTTGTCCCTCACCCCCAAGAGTAGCCTGAAGGGCTGCGCCTCGAGGAGACTGCACAACCGAAGGGGCCGGCCATGCCCGAGGAGATCCGGCGCGGAGTCCTTCTCTCCACTGCCCCTGAAGAGAGAGATCTCGCGGTATAAGGAGAGGAAGCTCTGTCTGTACGCCTAGCTCGCCCGGTCCGACCTTAAGAGCTTGAGCACGAATGTTATCCACCATCGCTTGCGCAGGATCCTTATGCGCAATACCCGCTAAGCTCTCTAAAGGGCCTGGGGACTGAAAGCCCAGCTCAGGGCTTAGTCCTCGGTAGGAGCTTGCCTCCCCCGCGAGGTAACGAGGAGGTGCCTTGCCAAAGAGAAAATCAACCTCAGGGGGTCCGCCTCCCACGGGAATCATTCCCTTTGGGGCATTGAGAAGCTCTCCCTCTCCCCTTTGAGCAAGCCTCTGAGGGATGCCCTGCTCACGTGCAACAACTCGCTCTAAAAGACTTTTCCACTGCCCTGAGGTTAGCTTAACGATAGGCTTTGTATTCATGTATTACCATCCTATGTATCGACCAGTCTTTTCAGTAAGCCACCTGTTGATTGAGCCCATATCATTTGGAATAATGACATCCTTTGTCCCAGTCCGTAATGTTATGGGACGACGTATCTTATCCATTGCTTTCAGTGTCGGAACGTCATCAAGTAGGTTAGTGGAGCGCTCCCCCCTCTTCACATTGAAGCGATCGTAAATCGCCTCCGCGGTGCTTCGTATACTCTCAAGGAGCTCATCGGACTCGCGTGCCTTAACGGCAAGCTCGAAGGAGCGAGCAAGGCGATCGATTGCATTGTGTGCATAATTCACCTGCTTCATTCCGTAATGGGACATGCGTACCACAGTCTTACTTGTCTTTGCATCGGCGACCTCTTCATAAAAGGGGAGGTGGCCAGTCTGATCGAGAAAGTCAACAATGCTGTAGACATCACGAACCGCTCCCTTAATGCTATCGACAGCCTTCCCAGTACTTATTGCCTGAGTACGATCACGAAGAGCTTTACGAAGAGCGGTTTCTGCATCCCGCATCTCCTTGTCCTGGGAGTCCCTAAGGGTGCGAGCATCCTTTGCATCCTGTCGTGTCCATTCCAGCTTCAGCTTATTTGCCTCGAGGGTGTTTGCTCTAGCTAATTCACGCTGAGCCTTCTCCTCAGGAGACTCTGTCTTCTCGGCCCTTGTAGTTAATGACTCACCCTGCGCTGTCTGCAGGGCGATCTGACTTTCTGCCAGCGGTTTAACCTGGGCAGTCTCTGCGATGGTCTTCCCTGCCATGGCCTCGTTCTTTACTGCCTCAGAGGGAAGGACTTTGGCATGCTCTTTGTAGTAGTCAGTCTTAGCAAGATCCTCCAGCTCCTTACTGAAGAGGAGTTGGCGAGTGCTTGGCATTGTAGATGACGAGACGTCCCTGCCCGCTTCACCAAGCTCCTCAGGGCCGCTTTGAGTAGCCCCTGTGCCTTCAGCAATCGCCCCCGCTTTCTGCTGCTCAAGCGTGCCTACGCGAGGCGCAAAGGAGAGTGCCCCAGTCGTAGGGTCTTGGATAATAGGGGCCATCCCAGCAAACATTCCCTGCCATTTACTGAGGCGAGACTGAAAGCCTGGGTTCTGTGCAATATTATCACGGAGGGACTGAGGCATCGTTGGGTCCGAGAAGAGCTGATAAGCCTTCATCATCATGTCGTGCTGAACTGCCGGATCCGATTCCATTCTAAGAGTGTTCTTCTTAGCCTCGGCGAGAGGGTCCAGATATGACTTCTGTACAAAGTCCCCTAGCCCTTTCCCAAGTGCCTCACCTACCGGCCCCCAACCACGATCAGTTGTGCCAAGCTGAATCGGTATGTAACCCGAGCGCTGCGGAGGGGCCGTAAACTGAGGACGATTTGCGTACATATTGGCTAGCGTAGAAATAAAGTCAGCCATACCATTACCTCCTGAGAATGCTTCTTAATGCACTTGTTCGAGCATTCGTTGCTTGATTAGGATAGGCACCTGCCCGTAAGAGAGCCAAGTATTGAGCGTAGGGCGAATTAGCAAAGGAGAACATGGGGCTTTGTACGCCCTGCTGTCTTTGAGTAGAGGAGAGTATATACGGGGCGCCTTGTCCTTGCTCACCTTGCCTACCTTGTATAGCGTACGGATTCCCTGGGGCTTGTGGCTGTGTAAGAGCCTTTAGGCCAGTCTTAAGTGCAGTCTTTCCTGCAGCGGATGCGAGCTTGTTAGTAGTTGAGGAGCCTGCAGCTGAAGAACCTGCCGAGAGAGAATTGTACCCTGCCCCAAGATTCTTTCCTGCTACCGTCCCTCCGAACTCTGAGGCATTAAAAGCTGTTCCCTCTGCTCCAGGAGCTGATGCAGAGCTCTCCCCACCCCCTCCAAAGAGATATGCAAGAGCTCCCTTCATTGCTGCCTTTGTCCATGATGAGTCTGGATCCTCCTCATTGAATTGAGAAGTAAGACCTGAGGTAGCCATGACACCAGGATAACCATAAAGAGCTGCGCCAATAGCGTCTACAATAGCGGGGAACGTTCCCTTCTTCATCCATTCAGGAAGATTGCGGCCCGTTCCTGCAGCAAAGAGACCTGTTGTTTGAGTCGGCTCAATGAGGGAGTTAATGAAGGCGCCCCATGACCCCTTCCTCTCGTTCTCTTCGAGGCGTCCAGCCATCCTCTTGAAGTCATTATTCCCACCAACAAGTGAACCTATCCCCTCGAGGGTCCACTTTGCAGGAGCCTGTAAAACACGTGTTGCTTGTCCCCAGAACCCTCCATCCGACTCCTTTGGAGTGAAGGGGGTTGTCTGAGCCATTCCAAGGACGCCTTCTTCGGGCTTGAGATCCGTTTTATTCTTCTCGTTGTACTCCCTGAGGGCTGCTAAATACTTCTGATCTATAGCATTCTTGGAGGCAATGGTATCGGCATCCGTAGTCCAGGCACGATCTATGTCAATGCCGAACTTCGCGATATGCTCCTCGCGGAAAGCATTGAAGAAGTCTATCCACTTCGGGACGGCGCTCATTCCTCACCCCATAAGCTCGTAAGCCATGCCCAGAACTGGCTAAATGGTATGTTAGAGAGAGCGCTTCCTGCAAGGCCTGCGAGAGCGCTCCCTCCCTGCCCCGAGAGGAAGCCGTAGCCGAGTCCCGGCCCTTGTGTATTGGTCGTACCCGCATACCCGAATGGACTAAGGCCAAGAAGAGACATAGCGAACTGGATTGAGGGATTCGCGAGTCTATTGATAGAGCCTCCTACTGGTTCTCCCATAAGCCATCTCTGTAGTTGAGAAGCGACCTGCTCGTTAGAGATTTGTCGGGAGAGTGCACCAGCTGTACCTAACTCCTGCCCCTGTCGAGCTTGCTGAGCCTCAGCCAGCTGTGAGTAGCCTAAGCCAATCTTTCCTACATCAGAGTACACACCTGCTTCGGCTCCTGCAAGTGTCGCTCCGACTGATTGTTCGACCCCGAGAGCCTTGAGCATCCTCTCCATTGCACTCTCTCTAGCCCCGCGCTCTGCCGTAATGTCTTGCCAGAGAAGATTTGCGCGCTGTGCGGCAAGAGCTGTTTCAACATCCACTCCCGCCCTGGCCATGTTTTGAAGAGTATCGGAGGAGTGAAAACCTGCTCCACTTGCGGCCTCCATTGTCTGCGGAAGGATCCGCTGTTCGTATTCTCTCATTGCGGGATTCTGGAAGGCCGTCTCATAGTACTTTTCTCTCTGCGCCGGGTCAACGGTAAAAGCAGGCATGCCTGTGAGGAGAGAGACACGAGCGCTCTGCTGCAGGGGGTCCTGCGAATTGGACGGGTATGCAGCACGTAGAGCACCAATACCTCTATCTGCCCCTCCTCCGGATAGAGCCATCGCTCTAGCCATAACAGGGTCCATGGAGGGCTGCCCTATGAAGGAGAAGAAGGCCTGCTCCTCAGGAGTTCGAGGAGTGTAAAGCATCCCAGGGTAGGTAGAAGGCTCTCCCCCTCCGAATTGCTGTATCATCCAATTAAAGAGGTTCTGCTGCTGCTGATTCCACCAGGGGAGCTGAGTCGGCGTCGTTGTTGATGAGCCAGCTGAGAATGGATCCCTTTCCACTCCTTTATCAGGAGAGGACATAGCGATGGGGGAGGAGTTTCCCTCAGTATTAGTAAGTGTACGGAGTAGCGCCAGTAGACCAGAAGAGGGGGACTCTCCACTTCCGCCTCCAAACTGCCCCATAAGCCGCTTATAGATCTCATTCCCTCCATAGAGGGATTGTCCCGATGCTCCGGGCGAGAGTAAGCCTAGCAACTGCTTAAGGCGCCCCTCCTCCCCTCCGTTCCACTGAGGGTACTGTCCCGATGCTGTTGATAAGATAGACGGAAACGTTGCTGACAATTCCCTAAGTAGGGCATTATTAACATTATCATTATCATTATCAAAGATGCTCATACCCTTCCTCCCTCTATTAGTTCAATCTAAGGTCTATGCTTCGTGCTCTGGGTACATACCACGGTTCAATCCACTTCAGTTCAAAGAGAGGAGCGGTGGATGTCACTTTGAAGCGAATACGCTGTGTCGTAATATCAATTCCCTTCGTTCCCTCTACCCAGTCCACTTCGTTCTGGTGGGTACCGAGAGAAGTCCAAGTGGTCCCACCGTTAACTGAATAGAGAACAGTGCACGGACCCTCTTTGTAGTAAGTACGAACTTCTGTTATGCGGTGAGCATGGCCGAAGATAAAGTCCTTCGTTACCCACGTCATTTGATTAGTGGACGTGGTGACGCGATCATCCTCATACGTCTGTCCGCTGTTCCATCCAAGGAGGGTCGTCGGAGCATCTGATGGGAGAGATCTGCGCCACCACGAACCTGTCGCAGCTGCCCATGAGCCCGTAGCAGCATTCCAAGCTACGGAACCGAGGGTGGCGTAATAATATCCCATCGCATGTATTGGATAGCCGCTAAAGCGTATCCAAGACTGCGTGTCGAAGTTGTACTTAAAGAGGAGCTCCTCATAGGGGAAGCAGAGTAGGTAAGTACGGAGCTCTTCGAGGAAGAGACTGTTCGCACGAGTAATCTTCGAGAGATCGAGTAGCTTCTCCCCAGTACGGAGGAGATAGGGATCGATGTTCTTTGAGATGGATAAAGTCTGCGTCCCATCGAAGCTGAGGATACCCGATCCGGAGAAGAAGACGTGTACATCGCCTAAATCAACAATTGTATTCGGGGCGCTGCATCCGGTGTTCATAATCTTCAGCTCGGGATTAAAGACCCTCGTCCCTCCAACGTATACGAGCTCCCAGAGCGAGTAATCCTTGTAGACGAGACACTTGCTCTTAAAGAGCTTGATGTGCATAACCCAGTCGGGAGTAACATCGAGATCAATGTAGCCTGAGGTACCGCCAGACCAAGTCTCTGTAGTACCAATGGAGCTCCAACGAATGCGTTGTGAGTAAGCTGTTCCTCCCTCCTGTGTCCCACCGAGGACGATTCGATTCTGAAAGATGCACAGCGTCCTTGCCCATGTGGGAGGGGAACCGCCGAGGGCGACGAGAGTATCCCCACTTGTGTATTTATAGATCGGGTCGAGGCCGTTCGTAATGATATAAGTATCATTAAGCGTGCCCGTAAAGAAGGGATTGTCTACAGTCCCTGTATACTCCTTCACAGCACGGATATCGTCGAGGGCAAGAGTCATTGCTCCCTTGTCAACTGCCACGTTAATGCCTACGGCTGCGATAGCCCCACAAGAGGCGGGAGCGGCGATAGTGAGGGAGCATCTCGTCCATACACCTGCAGAGAGTGCAGGAAGGTTGATCGACTCGATGGGCGAGGTACAAGCGGCAGTATCATCGAGTAGCAATTTAATATCACCTGCAGCCAAGGCAACGGAGGCCTTAGCCCAGAGGTGTATGTGGGTATAGGTGGTCAAGTCTAGAGGACCAATGACTTCGTGAGAAGCGAGGCCCGTTGTAAAGGCATCGGCGATCGTAAGAAGAAGGGACTTCGAGCCCTTCTTAAAGTCCGTGGTACTTACTGAGGATACAACGTTCGCCTCATCCGTCCAGACGTCTTCGCAGTCCTCAACTGTCGCCCCAATGGTAATGTCTTCCCACTCGAGGTTCGTAGCATTCCAGGTATACGCAGTCGTTGTAGTAAAGCAGAAGAGCTTCTCGATACCGTTATTACGATAAAAGGTATCGTAGAGCATCGGTATGCCGAGAAGAGTCCCCCCAAAGAGATGTTTCCCCCTCTCCTTCTTGAGTAGGCCCTTATCGAAGAAGACCTCAGTGATTTCAGGGCTTTGGACATCAGTCAGGAGGATAGGATCAACGTTTACATTCAACCCGCCTGTCAAGTTAACTATGGGGTACGGCTGTCTCCTCATACCGCCCTCTTTATACGAATGCGAAATGTTCCACCAGCGAGGTCGACTGTTCCGCCTGTCTCGTTCTGTAGTCTTATATTAACGAGCCCTGCGGACTTAACATAGCCAAAGCACAGCACCCCCTGCAGATCTTGATCGGCAGATACGCTGACATAGTCACCAAGTGTAGCTTCAGGAGCGGAGACATCCCCGCTTGTCTCTCCTGCCCCATCGCTGAGTGAGCCTGGATTCCACGAGTACGTCTCCTCGAAGTATGTTCCCATCTCATCGACAAGAGCTTCATGCATCACTTGCAATTCACGGATAAGACGGGCGGCATAGTCAATGAGGGACTCATCCTTCTCAGGGTAGGGAAATATGTGGGTACGGGAGATCATACGTCCTTTCCCCTTGCTGTCCAGTACAATACCCTCAACTGCTTCTTCAGTAGGGCACGAATTTCAGGGAGGCCGTTCGCTGCATTTACCTCAGCCTCGACTTGTGCCCAACTGGGGAAGGCAGTCGTAAAGTCAGCGTCCCTCCTTGCTTGCGGGGAGGCCGGATTATTCACCCACTGTACTCCATCCCACTTCGGGTAAGGAACGGCGGGTTCGAGCAGAGTATAATCCGCATCTATGGGGCCGATATCCTTAACAGAGCTCTTTCCTTTTTGAGGTGCGCTCTTCTTCCATACATTCTTCCCTCTGTGGTCCTCTTGTATCGTCCAACCGCTTATGGAGAAGACTGCGGCCTGCCCAGGGCCCACAACAGGAGGAGGAGTTGCTGTCGAATGTGCAGGAAGCATATACACAGGATACCCCATCTTTTTGGTCTCGACGGGATCGAGCGACGCACTGCTCTCCTTCTTGAATTCCTTCGTTACAGGGTGATAGTTATAGATCTGCATAGCGATCTCCTAATAGCGAATAATGAAGAGGACATTCGCGTTAATGGGACGTGTCTCCTCCCCGGTTGAAGCAGCTCCTGCCTCAGTCCACGTTGGTTCATTACCATCACGGATGACATTGCCCCCCACACCAGTTCCCTCGTTTATGTCTCGCCTATCTGGATGTGTATGAGGCCCGACCTCATCGACTTGAACAGAGCCAACGTTGTCTGCAGTCGCTCCACCGGCGTTACAAGCGGTACGATCTGCCGCATCCTGATCCCTACCTGCACCGTGATCCCAGCCACGCATAAAGCGTCCACGGAGATCGGGCAGATTGAAGTGCGTCCCATCAGCCGCCCCCCAGGCAGTCCCGATGGCAGCGAAGAGATCAGCATAGCTAGCTCGAAGGAGAGATGCACCGTTACATTCGAGCCAGTTCGTAGGGACGCTCCCTCCCCCATAGGGAATGATAGTACCGACGGGGGATAGGCGCTCTCTTACGTTAATCTTAAGGTTACGTATCCTCGCAGCGCCATCAGAGAGATCGTCAGTATCTGCAGGCGATGCCTCATATGTAGCGTCCCACGTATCAGTGTAGCTCATGGTGTTCTCCTAACGAAGGGGTCTCTCCAGTACTCCCCAAGAATGACTTCATGAGTACTGAAGGGACGTGCAATTCGGATATGATCAGGTTGGCGACTCTCTTCCATAGCGTTCGCTTTGAGGTAAAGAGCAGCACGCTGGGCAAAGTCAAAGTACTCTCCGCTGAGGTAAGCGTTCGCAATGTCCTTAGCGAGGAATACGGTCACTCCATCGAGGTTCGTATACGGCGTCTCATCAGTCTCAGCTGTCAAAGCGGCAGGCCACTGGGAGTAACGAATATAGAGGGTGTAAGCAGCGTCGGGGATAGGGATGAACTCAATGTCCCGCGATCCCGCAAGGGTGTAATGAGTAGAGCGTCCCGTACTTAATGACTCGGCATAGGGAAGAGTCTCATCGAGCTCGCGTGTAGGAATGAAGGTGAGCTTACGTGACAGTGTTCCATCCATTAAGCGGATGGAGAGGATCTTCTTGGGGCGAGTTAGAGCCCAGTGGGTGATCCAATCGTATGTCTTCTGGCTTGCAACGGTAGCACACCCTGTCGTCTTAAGGACGATGAGCTCATCGAAGTCTTTAACGAGAGCGATGCTTTGAAGTGCCTCATTGATGCCTCGCTCAACAGCGAGAAGAGCCTCACCGTCAGTCTGAGGAAAGCCCAGAAAGACCCTACGCTTTAGCTCCGAGAACGTTGTATTGGCCACGGAGTCCCTCCTCGAGGCTTTTTCTTAATGCAGTACCCATCGCTAAGGGAATTCCGATAGACTCGCCTATCTTTGCAAAGACGTCTGCACTCTCTCCTTCTTCCTGGAAGGCCCAGGCGAACTTGAGAGCTGTGGAGACAATGAAGGGGTCATAATGATCAAAGTCCAATTGATCCGTGTTTACAGTTAATTGAGCGGGATATTTATGATAGAAGCATGTCAGCGAATTATTCGTCGTGGGAACGGGGGAAACATAAAGGGTTGAGCCAACTCGACAGTAGTAAAGAGCACTCCCACTCCCTCCTGGCTTCAGGATATCCCACCGATCGAGAGAAATGGGCCACATACGTCGAGAAGAAGTTGTATTGTAAATTGTATCGAGGACTCGAGGACGTGTCAGAGTACTCAATGAAACGGATGTCCAAGGGGTAGCGAGTGTCAATGTGTCTGAGACACGGAGCTCGGGTGGATCGAAGTACAGGGCGGCCAGGAGCTGTGCATAGTTCAACGCCCGGTCCGCCCATGTCTCCGCCTTCGTATTTGTGTTACCCAGACCGTCCGTTACGGCCGTTCGAAGAGTCAGAAGAGTACTTGGCATATTACTTGCCTTTCGTGTTAAAGGCGATTGCCAATGCCTGCTTTCTCGCCTTCTCCATCCCCTGTGGTTTGGACTTGCCGATCTTACCGGTCTTTCGATAGGTAGCTATGAGCTCGCTCATATTACTATCGAAGGCTTGCTGACTCTTTCCCTTTGTGAGAGGCATCACTCGCTCCTTAGAATGTCAGTGCTACGCCACTGTCTGTCGTTGCAGCCGCATAGGCATTGCGTCCAATGAGCACTCCAGAGTTCGTGGTCTCGTAGGTAGCGCATCCCTGGCTGTATCCTTTCTGTGTTATTGCGTCATGGCCCCATAAGGAAAGAGGCCATGACGTAAGGTAAAGGATTAGTAACCAGGGACAGCCAGATTGATTAGGCTGTATTCCGTGTCCGCGTTGACTTGAAGTACCGTTCCTACCTCTGCTTCATCCTCGGCGGTACCGTCGCGATCGAGCGGTTCGACCGCCCCCGCTACCGCATCGCTCAGCCGAACGTGCTGTCCGATAACGATGGTTCCGTCGGTGAGTACCGCTGCCGGCCCCTTGACCTGGTTCCAGAAGTAGTAGCTTGCCGTCACCGCAATGGGAGGAATGCCCGCGGGGGCAGAGGTTGCCGTCGTGGGGAGAACGATAACGTTCGCTTGAGGGTGACAGGTAAGAGTGACCTCGGAGGAGGTTGTAAGGGCTACTCGAATGGCATCGTACAGATCGATCCATACGGCAGCAGAGGCGTCTGCTGCTGCATGACCTCGAATTTTATACAGATGCCCCTCTCCCGCCGCATCGTTGACGTGGAGAAAGCCGTCTTTGAGATAGTTTGCTGTAAGGGCGGTCGCGCCAAGTGCTACGGAGACTCTCTTGTCTCCGATAGCTGCAGCTGCTGCAACTGCAATGTTCTTCCAGTTAGCAGCGGGAGCTGGGCTCTGTGTCAGCTTCCCTGCGGCCAGTGCTACAGCAGCATTGAGAGCGTATGCGAAGACGCGCCCGTCCGAGAGCTTTCGAAGCGTACCAACGCGGTGCTTTTCGACAGAGCTCTCTTCGAACAGCCCCTGATGAAAAATTTTGGGCCGCTCTTCAATGAAATCGCCTACAAGTCTTTGATCTGCCATGTTATGATCCTCCTCAGGATGTGGCGTTAAGGGTTACGCAGTAATGCCCGAGAGCACCAACTGCACTATGGGACGCGTGCAAATCATGTTGAAGACGCACACGATCTGGGAGACGCGATCATTCGGCTGATCGGGGATTGTCTTCCAGTCGGTCATGTCCATCCAGTATGACTCATCGCACACGAACTTCAAGTAACCGGTGTGGAGGAAGTACATATTCCCATCCGGTGCCTGCGGCGACCACATAATGGGGCGCCCCTTGAACTGCAGGGTATTGAAGCCGGCGTCTGCAAGCATCGTATTCTGCAGCTGCTTCATCTCGAAGCACTCATCCTCGTAATACTCGAAGATCGTCTGGTTCGTGAGAATAACGATGTCTCGAACCTCAGCATCGGAGTACTGGAGGATGTTGTTGAGGGAGGTACGCATGTCGGAGATACCGTACACTGCGAACGACCCGGTAGCCGTCTTCTGCTGGTTCCTCCACCACGAGTACGTCGCTCTGTTGAGATTGTGTACCGTTCCGGTTGTTGGTGTTACAGATACGAGGTTCTGGAGGCCGTTCGGCTCCTTCGAGCCGGTACCGTCAGCAAAGAGCACCCTTTCGAATTCCTGTGTCAAGGTTCTCTCTGCAGCGCCAAGCTTGATGTCTGCCAGCTTCATCAAGGCGGCCTTCCCTCGGTTCTGCTGATCGTCCTGGAACCAACGGATAACGGAGGCTGCAACGTACTTCCAGTCCTCGTATCCCAGGGTAACGATCTCCGAGTCGGTCATCGGGACCGTATCTCCCTTGCTGATCCACCGTACGGTATTATTGTCGCCGTACTCCACGGGAACTTCGATGCGCTTGTAACCGCTTACGTACTCAATGCGGTCCCGCTCACGCATCCAGAAAAAGAAGGGCGTTTTCTTGAACTGCTGCTCGATAGCCTTCTCCTTACGATACGCCCAGGTCGAGGCGAAGAAGGTATCAACGGTTTCACTCCAAGTGGGAGGCATAGCCTATTCCTTTCAGCCGAACATCCCCTTCTTTTCAAGATCCTCAATAGCCTTTGCAGCTGCGTCCATCCTCGTCTCAGGAGCGCCAGCATTCGTAGCGCCGCGGGCGTGCGTAGGCTTTTCGCCTTGAGGTTTTACTCGGGGCGGCAATTGGTGAAGAACGTCATGCTTCTTTCTTCGGGACTCAGAGGTGTCCTCATCCTCGCTTTGTTTACGGGCCTTCGGGCCCTCTTCCTTCTTCGCTAGCTGATACGCCTCTTTGATCGAGAGGTTTGGGTTACGAGATGCCACTTGGTAGATGGCCCCCTTTAAGCTGTCGAAGTCGTCACTCTCTCCAAGGTCTTTACGGAGCTCTCGAATCTCGTCTCTTACACGCATCTCCTCAAGCTTTACGAGAAGAGGTTGACCAATACCTCTTTCAACTGCCTGAAAGACGAACCGAACGAGTTGAGCATTGCTCATCTTTTCGAAGGTGCTAGGATCGAAGGCTCCTTCCTCAGCAGGGGCCTTCGATTTTGGGGAGGCATCTACCTCAGCTGCCAGCTCTTCGACGCTCATCGGCCCTTTGCGCCGCGAACTAAGAGCCGCCTCCTCAAGCTCCTGCATACGGTCGAGGATAGTGTTGTATTGAGTAGCCGTCAAGGTAACTGAAGACTCCTCCTCCTTTTTCTCAGTCTTAGCTTCTACCTTCTCTTCACTCTTTACTTCTTCACCCATCGCTCTTCTCCTCTCCCTCTAGGCTATCGCCTTCT